GTTATAGTTTACATTGTTTACAAATAATTTAATTGTAAACAAAAAAAGGTGGAAAAACGATGTTTTCTTTGTTTACAAAAAAAGTGTAATAACTTTTTGCAAAGTGAGTGACTCTACAATTTTGCATATAGTGACTCTACAATTTTGCAGTTTTTATAATAGTAGTATATATTAATAATATAAAAATCATAGTTAAAACAAAAAATCAAAACACTGTAACCTTTTCGAGTTTACATTTGACCAAAAGACTTTTTATTATCCAGTAAACAAAAAAATAGAACTTTTAAATTAAAAAGAAAGGAGGTTATCCAATGCAAGGTTTCAACTTTGAAGAAGAGCAAAAAATAAAAAATTTAGAAAAACAGGTAAATTTAATTTTTGAAGTTTGGGGAAATCTTCCAAATGGAAAAAAACACAGAATAGATAAAAACTCAAAATTGTACCAAACAGTTTTTTCATATATTCGAAATTTAAAACAAGGTCTCCCATTAGTTTCTAATTCTGGAGGTTCCGCCAATCTCCGTTATCTTCAAAGTTTAAAGATTACGCTCAATACATTTTCCAATAATGATAAAAGATTAATTGAGTTTATTCACAGAAAATGGAAAACAAAAGAAATAAAAAATCTGTTAATCAAAATAAATAAAGATCTACTTGTTCCAACTTCTTTAAATCATGTTTTTTGGATGCCGGTGATTCCTTCTCTATATGCTTCTGACAAATATTTAAAAACTGGTTTCAGTCATTTTTCAATTTATGCCTTAAATGAAAATACCAATGATCCGTATAATACTTTCGTTGAGGAATTTTATAACTTGCCTTTTGCAAGATGGGTTACAGGTTCCGCCAAACAAAAAGAATCTATTTTACTCGAAGGGTACGTAACCTCCGGAAAAGCGTCGATGAGTACCCTCAAAAATTTACTCTCTTGGTATAAAGAGGCACGAGACGATATGTATGTTCGCAAAGTGGACACTTTAACCCAGTTCCTAAAAGAACGTGCCCGTCTGGAGGAGAATCGGGCCAAACTCAGCAAAAGTAAGTGTAGCACTAATAAAAATGCGTATGTCAGCGAAAGTTTGCGTGAAAAGTTAAAAAATATTGAGGAATTTGAGCTGTAATTTTTTAAAGGGAGGGTTTAAAATGAGCAAAGTTTGTGAAGTTTGTGGAAAAGTTTATTTACCAACAGAAGAACAGCAATCTTGTCCTTTTTGCAGAAGAGAAAGAGAATGGGAAAAATTGAAAAGTATGTCACCAAATTTTATTTTTAATGCTTTTCCAAGAGGTTTTCAAAAAACGCTGTTGAAATATTACCACAAAGATACAAAAAATTATCAAGCAGTTACAAAATTGGTTCAAAAAATGTATAACGAAGAGGATAATTGTTACCAAAGTCTTTTTCTTTATGGAGATACAGGTGAAGGTAAAACGACATTCGCTTGTGCCTTGGTTGAAGAAATATTAAGGTTGATGTTTATAAATGGAGAAGGATATTTTGAATATAAACCGTTGTATACCTTGTATGATTTCTTTTGTGCTTTGAAAAAGACATATACAACATTTAATTCTTTTTCAGAGACAGAGCAAAGTATTTTAACTAAACTTGAGAATGTTCCTGTTCTTATTGTTGATGACTTAGGAATTGAAAAAGGAACAGAATGGGAAATGTATATGCTTTATGGTCTTGTCAATAACAGAAGTAGAGAACTGCGAACGACAATATACACTTCAAATTATTCACTTGAGCAACTTGCAGAAAAAATACAAAATGATAGAATTGTTTCTAGAATTATGACAACATCTATCGTAATGAAGCATACGAGGAAGTATTGATCTTCCCCTAAATGAAACAGTATTGGTTCGTATAATATTAAAGCAAGGGGGAGGATGCTTGTGCCCATAGATGAATTTATAGAACGGAAAATTGTTATTGGCTTAATTACATCAACACCCTATATCACAGAAATTGCAAGGATAAATAAGTTAGAATATTTAAATGCGTCATCAGCTCGTCTTATATCAAATTGGTGTTTAAAATATTTCCAAAAATATAATTCAGCACCAGGTAAAGAAATTGAAGCTATTTTTGCAGAAAAAATGAGACAAGGGTTAAGAGAAGAACAAGTAGAGGATATAAGTGAACTGCTTTCAGGTTTGAGTACGGAATATACTAATTCAGAATTTAATGTCACGTACCTGTTAGATCAAACAATTAGATATTTAAGACAAGAAGAATTACTTGCTATTTCAAATCAAATTAAGAACGGAATTGAAAAAGATGAATTAGACGAAGTAGAAAAACTTGTTCTTGAGTATTTACCAATCCAAGAAGAAGAAACAACAGAAGTTGATCCTTTTGAGAAAAGAGAAACAGTACAATCTGCTTTCTTGACAGCACAAGAAAATGTGATAAAATTTCCTAAAGCACTTGGGCATTTTTGGAATGATCAATTAGTTCGTGGAGGATTTGTAGCTTTACTTGCCGCAGAAAAAAGAGGAAAAAGTTATTTGCTTCTTGAAATGGCAATGAGAGCAGTACAGTCAGGATCAAAAGTTGCTTTTTTCCAAGCAGGAGACATGACACAAGAACAGCAGTTGCGACGAATGTATATCTATCTTGCCAAAAGAAGTGATAAAGAAAGGTATTGTAAGGAAAGTTATGTTCCAGTTGTTGATTGTTGGTTAAATCAAACAGGTGAATGTAGTAAGAAAGATCGTGAGGGTGTGGATAGTTTATTCACATCTGTATCAAAGCAAAGTGATATAACAAAAGAAATACTTTTAGATGCGATAGAGGCAACTCCTGAATACCTTGTTTGTCGGAATTGTGAACAAATACAAGGTGCAGTTTACCTAGATAAGCAACCGGCCGTTGAAATTCTTACATGGAAAGGAGCATATACAAAAGTTCGTGATTGGAATAAAAAATATGCTAAAAAGATGAAGTTATCCACACATCCAAATGATTCTCTTTCTGTTCGTGATATAGATAATATTTTAGAGCAATGGAGAAAGACAGAAAATTTTATACCTGATGTCGTAATTATTGACTATGCGGATATTTTGGTAGCTGATCCTGACGCAAGTAAATTGGATTGGCGAAATCAACAAAATGCAATTTGGAAAAAGTTGCGTAAATTAAGTCAAGTAAGAAATTGTTTAGTACTTACAGCAACGCAGGCGGCGGCATCAAGTTATAAAAAAGAAACAATAGATTTAACGGACTTTTCAGAAGACAAAAGAAAGTTTGCTCATGTTACTGCGATGTATGGTATGAATCAAACGCCTGAAGAAAAGAAGTTAGGTATTTTAAGATTGAATGAGCTTGTTGTTCGAGAGTCCGATTTTGATATAACAAGGCAGGTTAAAGTTCTACAATGTCTCCAAAGAGGCAGACCGTTTATAGGTAGTTATTTTTAAGGAGGAGATTTAATGACAAAAACTTTTTGCGATCGTTGCGGAAAAGAAATATTCAGTAAGGAGAAAGAAGCTTATTTCAAGGTTTGGATGGTACAAGGCATTGGTTCAAGCACGCCTATTTTTAAACAAGATTGTCTTTGTCTTGACTGTGTTAAAAGTCTTAAACGTTGGACTGAGCGTAAAGATTAAAAATGTTTGGAGGAGATTTAATGAAAGGACCAGAAATTATGGTAGTAAAGGAAATGACGTTTGATGCGGCACATTTTCTCCCCTGCTATTCAGGACCATGTCACAGGTTGCACGGGCATACCTATAAATTACAGATAGGTATAAAGGGAGCAGTTGATGGCAAAACAGGGATGGTTTGTGATTTTACTGTACTTAAATCAATTATGAATGAACTTGTGGAATTGCTTGACCACAGGTGTTTGAATGACGTACAGGATGAAAACTTTCCCAATCAGAATCCAACAGCAGAATTAATGCTTGTTTGGTTTGCTTCAAAGATGATAGACAAATTGTCTGAACTAGAACCTAGTCATCTTGTATTACCCGCGTTTATAAGATTGTGGGAAACACCTACAAGCTATGCGGAGCTTACGATTTAAAAGGAGAGGATTATATGAAATTGAAAATTGCATCAATTGTAGAATCCATTTCAGGTGAAGTGGGAAGGTTTCCTCAAGGTAGTTGGTGTACCATTGTTCGTTTTGCAGGTTGTAATTTGAGATGTCCTTATTGTGATACAAAGGGGACATGGGAAGACACAGAAGCAATTGAAATGACACCTCAGGAAATAGTACAGAAGATACAAACTCAAAATGTACTTATTACAGGGGGAGAACCTTTGGTCCAATCAGAAGGTTTGGAAGAACTTCTTACTTTACTTTTGAAAGATCTTGGAAAGCATGTCGTTCAAATTGAAACAAATGGAAGTTTGCCTTTAACAGAAAAAATGACAACCTTGACACAAGATTCTTTTGTTTTTCTTTGCTGGATAATTGATTATAAAGGTCCTTCCAGTAAACAGGAGATAGGTACATTTACTGAATTTGTTGATAGATACAAAAGTGTACTGTTTGATGCAAACGCGGTTATAAAAATGGTTGTTGCTAGTTATCAGGATCTTGAGGAAATATCTAAGTTTAGAGAATTATTTGATGCGGTTCCAGAAGCGTATATTGCTTTTAGTCCAGTTGATGGTAATCCGTATTGGGTAAGTCTTATTCTTGATAAGTGTCATGATGAATTTGCGTATGAACTTGCTCACAGTCAAATTATACTTTCTCTACAGATGCATAAATTAGTTGACATGCCTTAAATGAAACATAATTGAAGGGTAAAATATAATTAGTAAGTAATTTTTTAAATATTTGGGAGGGGTTATATCATGGAAAGAGAAGAACTAGTAGCGGCCGCAAAAGAACTGAATGAGGTAATGGGGCTTGCTCCTGCAATTAATCTCAAAGCAAAGAAAAAAGAACTTGTAACGCAGATGCGACTTGCAATTGCAGAAATTGTTCCAACAGATATTTTTTCAGACAAGACAACAGAAATTGTAAAGTATTATCAGGACGGAGCATCAAAAGCAGAAGCAAAACAGGAAGAAGAAATGGAAGATACTGAAGTTGAAGAGGAGGTAGTTGAAGTGAAAACAAAGAAAGATGAAGTTGAGAAAGCAAAGATTGAAACAGGAAAAGAAATGAAACATATTAAAGTCAAGCAGGAAGTAGACGAAGTAGAAAAGGAAGTTACTGATTTTGAAGATTCTTTTGATAAGGCTCTTGAGGAAGAAATGAAAGGTCCTCGTAAGAAGACACTGAAACAGAAGCAGGAAGCAGAAAAGAGTACTAAAGCGAAAGAAAATAAACTTCTTGTTCTTGAACGCAGAACATTTGTTTCAAAGCTTATTGAAAAGGGTAAGTTCACCAAAGCAGAAATAATGGATAAAGCTCTTGCAGAGTATCCTGAATGGAATAAAGTTTCTCTTTCAACAATGCTTACGGATGGGAGTAACCCCAAGTACAATGTTTTTGAAAGTCTTGTTGTAAAAGATACAGAAACAAAAATACTTTCTTTCGCGAAGGAGTAAGATATAATGTCATTAAATAAAGGAGATGTACTACTTTCTTTTTCGGGTGGATTAGATTCCACGGTTCTCCTAGGTTCGTTGCTGGCTGAAGGTCGTAAAGTTACCTGCGTT